AATTATGATTATCAACTCAACACAATAGGGGTATCAAATGAGCAAATATTGCATCAATTGCAAGCATTTAGAACAAGACACTTTGCGTTGCCGCAGACCGTGGAACATTAGCTTAGTGACTGGCAAAATGACGTTCAATACTTTGATTGCCGAAGTAGAACGATCATTGGACCTGACTGGTTGTGGGGCTGCTGGCAAGCATTTTGAGCCAATCGAATCCATTGAGGAAATTCCATTCGGAGGTCAAGCAAAATGACACAGAATGAGTGGATTCTCGCAGCTCTGAAGGAGAAACCACTTACACCCTTAGAAGCATTAGAGGGTTGTGGGTGTTTTCGTCTAGCAGCCCGTATTCGTGATCTAAAGGATATGGGCCACAACATCACCACCAGGTCAATGATTACGCCATCAGGCAAGATCGTTGCTCAGTATGTTCTGGAGGAGAATATCTATGAATAAGCGACTGGAAAAACTTGTTAAACAAGCGGGGATGGAAATTACTGAAATAGGCACGTTGGGGACAAAATATATCGTGTACTCATTTCCAGATCAGTTAGAACGCTTTGCCGCCCTAGTCCGTGCTGATGCGTTAGAAGAAGCGATTAGATTGCTTGAAGAGTTGGAATTAGAGCAGACCAATCAATGTTTACTAGAGGTTAGTGATTGTATTGATGAAATCAGACAACTAAAGGATAAGCCATGAAACATTTTTGGAACATCGCAGGTTTTGCGTTTATTTACATTGGCGGATATTCACTAGGCCCCGTGGATTATTTGTTCATTACGGCTGGCGCATTTTGTTTAATTATTTATGGGGCATTGATATGAACAAACTTGATTTGATTATTGGTGCGCTTGAAAAATATATTGCATTTACGCCTAGCTTTTATGACCTTGGAAAAGAAGCATTAGACGCCGCCCGTGAGCTGCGGGATATGAAACCTGTGGCGTGGATGGATTGGTCAATGGATGGCCCTTCGTACAGCGATAGGGAAACAAGTTGCGGAACACCACTTTACGCACTAGACGAGGTGACGAAATGAACAAAAAATATGAATTGCTTGCAAACGATACAAAACAATGGGACAACCCCAAACGAATCGGCGGCAAGGCTTATCCAATCGAGATCGAGGAGTGATTATGAAACTACGTAGAAGCGAACGCACACACCAACAGTTACGAGCAGATCAGTCTGAAAACATGAATCTTTATCAACCAGACGAATTTGCGTTTAATGCCGATATGTCAGCGATTGCACTGCCGTGCCGTGGCGGTCGGTTTGATAGATGTATCGTGCGTATCTCAACGGCTCCTGCCGATCATCCAGTTTGGCACTGGGACGGAAATTTAGATACACCGACGCTAACACCCAGCATCAATTGCTCCAATCGTTGCGGGTGGCACGGAAACCTTGTTAGCGGAGAGTTACTTCCATGATAAGAATCGAGATCGAGGAGTAAACCATGAAAGACAAACTTGATTTGATTATTGGTGCGCTTGAAAATTCCGAACCATATCCAGGATATGATAATCATTTGAACCATAAATCAGCCCTAGCCGCGGCCCGTGAGTTGAAGGCTAATTATTTCATTGCAGAAAGGCTACCCGAACCTAGCGAAGATATTGACATTGACTTTTTCGGTGACGAGGTAACGAAATGAACACACAACCCGAAGCGTTGCGCTTGGCAGCATTTCTAGATTCGCTTGATGTTCGCAGCATAGATCGCATTCAAAATTGCGTGTCTGCTGCCGCCGAACTCCGCCGCTTGCATGAGGTGAATACTGAGTTGGTTGAGGCGTTGAAAGCTCTTATTGATATGGATGTTGCGTATCAGCGAGGCGATAAGGTGGCGCAAGCAGTAGAGTCAGCTAGAGCAGCAATTGTTAAAGCGGGGGTGACAAAATGACTTTAGAACATGACCTATTACAACTCGCCCGTGATGCAATGCGTTCGTTAATGCTTGGTAGAGAGTTTGGTACAGGGCAAACTGGATATTATTTAAACATCATTCGCAGGATAGAAGCAGAGTTAGCCAAACCTGAGCCAGTAGTTAATTTTACCGACAGCACAGAAGGTTTGTGTGTTGAATTTAAATGTAACGGTTCTTATTTTTGGCAGAACCTGAGTGAAATAAAAACCGCCATATTTTTTGTCAATGCTTACAGGGATAACAAATGAACCGTGAACTATTAAAAGAAGTGTTGTATTTGATTGAGTCTTGGCAACGTGGCGCATACGCAGATGAATATTTTGAGATTGATGGTGTTATTGATGCAATTAACGCTGAGTTAGCCAACCTGACTCCAAACATTGAGGACGCATCGCAGGACTGGGCAAAACTTGACGGTGCTGTGGCTTGGCATTTAATTGAACGTCACGCTGAAAACTGGGGTGACATCGGCAAAATGATGGATGAATATGTAGCGGCTAAGTTAGCCAAGCCTGAGCAAGGCGTTGTTCCTTTTCCGTCTTTTATGAGAAAACGTATTGAAGAAGCTATTGACTCGGCAATCAACCCAAAAGGCATGAGCGTGCATGATGGCAAGGCAACGGTGTATGCGTCTGACTTACAGCGAATGATTGCCGTGATTGACTTAGCACCGCCGCGCCAAGAGTTATCCAAGCCTGAGCAAGAGCCTGAACAAGAGCCTGTTTTATATTGGCACAAGAAAGGTGAGGACGATGAAAAGTTTATTGAGCCAGAAGCGATGAACGATTTTTGTCCCGACTGTGTTCCACTCTACACAACACCACCACGCAAAGAACGGGTAGGGCTGACGGATGAAGAAGAAATCGAACTGGATGAAAAAACTTGGCTGGACATTACTGCATATCTTGAGGCGAGAGATGCCAAACTCAAGGAGAAAAACACATGAATGACCAACAAGATTTTGCACCAGAAGTCCGTAATAGTGCCTGGTGGTCCGGTGATTCTCGCAAAGCCGCTAATGGTCGAGCCATTGACGCTATTTTAACTAAACAAGGCAAAATGGAAATTCCAGACCTGTCACAAGTAGAAGCAGTGCAGATGGGCCATGTTATGCAACCAGTGGTACTCAGACTGGCTCAAAACGCTTTACAACAGGAGATTAAAGATGCCGATTACGCTCTTACCCATCCCAAAGAAAGTTGGCTTAGAAGTCATTTTGACGGGATCACGGTCGATGGAAAAATGCTTGTCGAAGCAAAGAATTACAATGCGTCGGTCCGAAACAAATTTGATTTTGAGACGGGCAGAATACCACCGGCAGATTACGCTCAACTTGTGCATGAAGCGGCTGTACACAATCTCGACAAAATCTGTCTGGCTGTGCTGTTCGGTGGACAGGAATTTAAGTATTTCGTCTATACAATTACGGAGAGCGAGAAAGTCGAACTCATCTCAGAAATGGCTGTATTCTGGTCCTACGTTGTTTCAAACACTGTACCAGCACCGGAGACGGTTGAGCAGACAAAACTTGTCTATCCGGCCTCGACAGAAGGCGTGGTCACCGCCACGGCCCAGATCGAACAACATATCCAGTTGTTAAAACAGTACAAAGAGCGCATCAAAGAAGCTGAAAGCCAAGCCGAAGCATTGGAAGTCGCAATACGCAATTACATGGCTGACAATTCAGAGGTACGCTCAATTGACGGTAGTACATTAGTAAGTTGGAAGTCGAGTAAAAGTACAAAACGCTTTGATGCAACATTGTTTAAGTCGAAGATGCCTGATATGTACGAGAAGTTTGTAGTAGAATCACCTGGTAGTAGACGTTTTCTCATTAAATAGGGGTTTATCATGAGCAATATTGTTCCGTTTCAGGAAATGCAACAAATGGCGAAAGCCATTGCAGACTCAAAGCTGTTTGGTTTGAATGATGTAAACCAAGTACTGGCCCTTGGCATGGTGGCTCAGGCTGAAGGTCATGCTTTTGCAACGGCAGCACGGGATTATCATGTCATACAAGGCAGACCAGCCCTGAAAGCTGACGCAATGATGGCACGGTTTCAAGCTGCTGGCGGTAAAGTTGTCTGGACGGAGTACAAAGATGATGTCGTTACAGGAGTGTTTTCGCATCCGTCAGGCGGAGAACTGGCGGTCACTTGGACTATTGAGCAAGCATCTCGCATTGGCCTTGTTAAGCCTGGTTCTGGTTGGCAGAAATTTCCGCGTGCAATGTTACGCAGTCGGTGTATTAGCGAGGGCATTAGGAGCGTGTATCCAGGATCAGTTACAGGTTTTTATAGTCCAGAGGAAGTTGCGGATTTCGAGCCAGCAAAACCGAAGTTTATGGGCAAAATTGATGCGTCGCACTTAGAGCCATTGCCAAGCGCAGAAACCGTCTCAGAAGTCGTTTTAGACGATATGGGCGTGGTTGAATCCAAACCAGAGCCAACAATACCGCTTTTCGTACCCGGTATTGATGCACCCTACAAATATCTGTCTAACGTCGAGGACTGGATCTATGCTTTTGCTGAAATGTGTGAGCGTATTGGTACTTCTACTAAGTACAGCTTTACTGAGAAACGGGAAAAAGCCAAAGCTCTTGCTAGAGCTAATGAAGGCTATATGGAAACATTCACAGTAGCGCAGAAAATGGTTGTTAATCAAGCAATTGGAAATTGTGGGGGCAATAATGGCTGAAGGCGATTTTATCATTCCACCAGGGCGGGGCTATCTCTGGCAACAGCAGAAAAACAAGGAAACCGATCCCGATTTTAAGGGGGATATTGTTCTGCAAAAGGACTACAAAAAAGGCGATAAGCTCACCATGAGGGCCTATATGTCGAAAACTAAAAAAGGTGCGCCATACGTCAGTATTTACGAAACGGT